CCGATCTCTGGCCGAAACTGCGCAGCGGCAACAGACGGCCGTAAACCGACGAGGCGTCTGCGGTCAGGCCACGCAGCGCGGAAAAGCGCGAGAGCAGGCGAGCGGCCAGATCCGCCGGCGACCCCATCAGGCCGGTCAACCCGCTGGCCAGGCGTTGACCGTCGAGCGCGAACTCGGCCAGCAGGGCCGGCTCCATGCCACGAACGAACCCGGCCGCGCCGTCGATGCCGCCCAGCGCCTCATTCAGCCAACCCTCGGCCGAACCGGAAACGAAGGCCGGCATGCCGTCGACCGAGAAGGTATCCGCGAACGATTCCGCCGAAGCGGCGCGGGCGGCCGCCGCCCGGTCCATCACCTGGGCCGCGGTGTCCACGTTGGCCGCCGGGTTGGCGTTGACGCCCGCCTCGGAGAAGGTGATCGAGAAGGTCACCATGCCGCCTTTGTCGGTCGACTCGACATAGCGGCAGGCCGTCACCACCGCCTGCATGGCGCCGCGATAGGGGTGCACCAGGGTGCCCGGCCCCTCCTGCTCGATCGCCTCGATCAGCTTGTCCCGCTGGGCGGCGTAGTCCTTGCCGATGACGTAGCATTCCAGCGTGAACTCGCGCCGCTTGCGGCCGAGATCCTCGGCATAGGGGTCGTCGCGCAGCGGATATTCGTGCAGCTCGACGCGGCGACCGATCTCGCCGCCGGCGCTCGATACGTGAAACGGCACGCCTCTGAAGCTTGGCTTATGCGGTTGCCAGGCCATAGGTCACCAGGCCATCGCGTGGCCAACGTCCGCGCGCACCGGGACGTTGGGGTTGGTCGTCGTCGCCTGCACCTGCTTGGGCCGGCCCTCGCTGTCGATCTTCACGCGGATCTCGCCGCCCACCCTGGCATCCTGGGCGCGGCTGGCCGAGGGCAGCGCCGGCGCAAGCTGCGGGCGAGCGATGGGCGAGGCCATCGACGGGCTGCCGCCAAAAGTTTTAACCACCCAGTCTGGCACCATCGATTTCAGCCACTCCGCGGCCTTGCTCGCCTTGCCCTCCAGCCAACCGAAAAAGCCGGTGAAGAATGACTTCACCTTGTCCCAGTTCTGATAAATGGCAATGGCCGCCGCCGCGATCAAGGTCAGCGCCAGCAAGACCGGGTGCGCCCTGGCGACGGTGGCCAGCACAGCCAGGGCGCCTTGCACCTTCAGAATGCCGCCGGCCAGCATCGAGAACACGGGCAGCAGCAGCTTGAATTCCAGGAATTTCATGCCAACCGCCCACGCCACGCCTAAAACCCGGATGACAGGTAGCACCAGGGCGACATATTTCAGGAAGCCGGCCAGCGCCAGCCCGGCGGCGCCCAGCCCCAGCGAAAGACCGACAAAGGCCAGGGCGGCCAAGCCGAGCCACTTGGCCAGGGTCGGGTGTGCCTCGATGAAGGCGCCCACGCTCTCGGACAGATTGCCGAACCACTCGGTAAGTGCCTTCAGTTCAGGCGCCATCGCCTTGGAGAAGGCGGCCAGCGTGTTGGTAAAGGTGCCGCTTGCCGCGTCCCATAGATTCATCAGCGTGCCGAGCTGCTCGCGCACGCGCCGCTGGAGGTCGGCCTGGCGCTCCATGTCGGCCAGCATCTTCCGGTAGCCCTCCATGCCGCTTGAGATCAACGTAGCCACCATCTGTTGGTCCTGGCCGCCGCCGAATAAGCCCTTGAGCACTTCGTTCATGGCGGCCGGGTCGAGCTTCTTCAGCTTGTCGAACTGGGCGACCATGTTCTCCACGCCCAGAAAGTTCCCCTGCTTGTCCGCGAACTGCAGGCTGATGCCGAAGCGCCTGAGCTCCGCATTGGCGTCGGCCAGCTTCTTCTTGTCCAGCAGCGCGTTGAGGATCGTCCCGGATGCCGTGCCCACCGTCTCGCCGGAGGCACCGGTCTTGATCAGGATGGCGTAGAGCGCGCTCATCTGCTGCGTGGCCTCGAGGCCTTGCACCTTCACTTGCTTGAGCGCGCCGGCGGAACGGGCGAAGGAGTACATCATCTCGGTGCTCGACACACCCAGGTGAGCCAGGCGCTGGATCGTATCCATGAAGGCCAGCATGTCGCTGTCGGCCGTTCCGGTGGCCTCCTTGAGCTTGGCGACAAATTCTGCCGCGGCCTCCGGTGCCATTTTGAGCAGCACGCCGATGTTTGCGGTGGCCTCCCCCACGCCCCCCAGGATGGATTGATCGGTGATGCCGAACTGCTTGAGCGTGGCCATCATGTTTTGGAAATCGGCGGTAGTGCCAGGCAGACGGTTGCCTAAACTCACGGCCAAGGCATTAATCTCGCCGAATGCCCCGACCAGGCCATTCTTGTCCATCATGGTGACCTTGAGCCGGGTGGACGCATCTTCGAGATTGGCGAAGGCGGAGACGGACTTCATCAGCGCGCCGCCGGCCACCAGCCCGCTGGCCATCTGCTCCCGGCCGAAGCGTGCGGCGGTATCGGAGAGGGCCTGCAGGCGACCGCGTAGGCCGTCGACCTGACGGGTGGCACTCTTCAGGCCCCCCGTCATCTGGTCGAACAGCTTGAGCGTGACGCCCAGCATGATCATGGAATTCGACATGCTATATTGTCCTTATGAACACCCTTATCGCCGTCGTAGCCTTCGTTCTGCTTGTTGCCGGTACCATTTCAGTGGCGCTGGCAGAGGGCTTGTTGGTCGCCGGCGTCTTCGCCGTCGTTTGGCTGCTCTTCGTCGGCCTCGTCGGCGGCGCAGTATCCGCCCTGACCACCACATTCACGCGCCGCCGTTAATCCCGCCTCTCCCGACCAATCCTTAACGCCTGCCCGTGCCAGAAGCACACCTCGTCGACGTTCATCGCCCAGATCTCCGACGGCGGGAAGTGAAAGGCGGCGGCGATGTCGCCGATCACTTCTTCCCAGTTGGCAGGGATTGAGGCAAAAAACCGCTTACCGCCTCCACCACCTTCATGGTGTCGGGCGCATCCAGCTCATCCAGGGCGGAAGCCGGCAGGTCGGTGAGCGAGGCCGCCAAGTCGAGCATCGCCGCGAAGGGCTTGTCCAGGTTGCCGATGGCGCGAAAATCGCGGGCCCTGGGCTCGCGCAGCTTGAGCACCCCGATCTCTTCGTCGCCGAACTTGATCGGGCTGCCGAGTTGGATCTCGATCATGGCTTAGGACTCCTCGCAGTTCATGGCCTCGAACTTCAGCTTGACCTCGCCCTTGGAAAGCTCGGGCTGGCCAGACAGCCAGGCATGGCTCAGGGTGTAGGTCTTGCCGGTGTCGGTCTCGAACACCAGGGTGGCGTCGGTGATGGCCTGCAATTCCTTCAAGCTGGTGTCGGCCGTGTGGCTGGTGGAGCAGTCCACCGAAGGCGCGGTGAGCTTCTCGCTGTAGCCGTGCACGCTGTCGTCGCCGACTTGAGCCTCGCGCGAGACGCCGCCGATGTTGAGGCTGGCGCCCTCCTTGCTGCGCAGGCGCTTGCCGTTGACGCTGATGAAAACCCGTCCGGTAACTTGCATCGTTTTCTCCTCTTACAGCCGGAATTGGACAGAAGCCGCGAAGACGCGGAACTGGTTGACCACGTCGGGCGGGATCACCGCATTGACCCGGTTCGGGTCGGATACGGAGCGCACCACCAGGAGATCGGCCTTGAACTGATCGAAGTTCTCCACCAGGCCAACCTGTTCCAGCTCGCGGAACAGGCCAAGCAGCTCGGCGCGGATGTGAAGCGGGGTGACGATGGCCTGGCCGGGTGCGAACTGGGTGCCGTCGTCGGCCAGCTTGTAACGCGGGTAGCGCAGCGCGATCCGGGCCCGCACGGCGTAGCGGATGTAGTCCACCGTCCACTTGGTCTCCAGGTCGAGGTAGCTGATGTCCTCCACGCCGAAGGCGTTGGTCTGGTAGGTGGTGATCACCCGCTCGATGTAGACCTTGCCGTCCTGGCCGACCAGGAAGGTGCTGATGCCGTCCTTCAGCAGCAGGTTGCGCTCCTCGCGGGTGAAACGGTCCTTCACCTCGGGCGCCAGCATGCCGGGCAGCTCCAGGGTCTGGAACGGGCGGGCCGGATCGATCGCGCCGTGGTATTCGCACACCGCGCCCAGCACGGCCGCCCAGAGGTAGGACGGGGTCGGGCTCTTGTTGGCGCCGATGAAGGTGCTGTGCGGCGAGTTGCGGGCGGCGCCAAATGTGAGATCGGAAGAGCGTCGTGTAGGGAAAGAGTGTAGATCTCGGTGGTCGCCGTATCATTAAAAAAAAA